CTCAGCCGTTATCTCCCTCTCTGAGCCGAAAATAGGGCGATGAGCAGCACCCGGGAGCGAACGACCACACAGAAGGGCTACGGCGCCGAACACCAGCGAACGCGGGCGACGTGGGCGCCGATCGTCGCTCAGGGCGCCACCGGCTGCGTCCGGTGTGGCGAGCTGATCCTGCCTGGCGAGGCGTGGCATTTGGATCACACCGACGATCGCAGCGGCTATTTCGGGCCGGCGCATAAGCGGTGCAACCTGTCGGCTGGCGGGTTGAAGGGCACCGATCGGATTCAGGTTGCTGAGGGCGAACCGCATGGGTTCCCGGTCGGTAGCTCGGCGTGGGATGTGCCGTGGCTGGATGAGCTCAGGGAGTTGCCGGCGGAGGCGACGTGGCCGCGTTTGATGACGGCGCCGCACCCGCGTGCGGTTGGGTCGGTTGGTGGTGAGGTGATTGCGGCGGCGGCTGGGCGGACGGGGCGTCCGTTTAGGTGGTGGCAGCGGCTGGTGACCACGCGGCTGTTGGAGGTGGACGCTGACGGCAGGCTGGTGTGGGCGTCGGCGATTCTGACGATGGCGAGGCAGTGCGGCAAGTCGTGGTGGTTGCGGGAGCTGTTGTTGTGGCGGTTGCAGCAGGCCGACCGGTTTGGCGAACCGCAGGTGATCGTCCACACCGGGAAGGACCTGCCGGTTTGCCGCGATGTGCAAAGGCCGGTCAGAGTGTGGGCGCGGGACCAGCCTGGCTTCACGGTGTATGAGGCGAACGGTCGCGAGTCGATCGAGCTCGACGACGGGTCGCGGTGGGTGATAAAGGCCCGCACCGGCGTTTACGGCCTCAGTGCGGGATTGGCGGCCGTCGATGAGGGTTGGAAGGTGTCGGCGTCGGCTGTTGACGACGGGATCGAACCGACGATGGTCGAACGTGAACAGCCCCAGCTGCTGCTGGTGTCGACGGCGCACCGCGCGGCGACGTCGCTGATGCTGAACCGCCGGCGGGCGGCGTTCGACACGTTGGACGCTCCGGAGTCGGTGCTGCTGGTGGAGTGGTCGGCGCCGCGTAACGCGCAGCTTGAGGACCGTGACGGGTGGCGGGCCGCGTCGCCGCACTGGACCGGGCAGCGGGAGAGCATGATCGCGGCGGCATTGGCCCGGGCCCGCGGCGGTGGGCAGCTTGACCTCGACGAACCCGACCCCGTCGAGGCGTTCCGGGCGCAGTGGCTGAACCAGTGGCCGCTGGTGTTGCAACGCGCCGCGCCGGCGGAAGTTCTGATCGATCGTGCGCGGTGGGACGGCCTGGCCGGCGCGGGGGTGGCGGACGGGCCCGTGTTCGTCGGCCTCGAAGACCATTACGGGCTGGGCGCGGCGGTTGGGTGTGCCCGTCGGCTGACTGACGGCAGGTGGGAGGTTGATGGGTGGCCGCGTGGGGATTGGGATTCGGCTGTTGCGGACGTGCAAGCGCTGGCCGATGGCGGTGTGCGGCGGGTTTTGGTCGGCGCGTCGCTGTTTGACCGCCTGCCGATGGATTTGCGGGGCGTCGCGGACGCGCGGCATGGTGCGCACACCCGTTTGGGGTTGGTGCTGTTACGCGACTTGGCGGCGACCGGGCAGGTTTGCCACGACACCGTCACCGCGGAGCTCGACGACGCGATCACCAAAGCGACCGTCAGAGAGACAACGTCCGGATTGGTGCTGCTGCCATTGGGAGCTCCGCATCTGGTCCGGGCGGTCGTGTGGGCGTTGTTGGCGGCGCACCGCCCGCCGCCGGACCCCGCAGTACATTGACCGCCATGACCGACCCTGAAGACCTCGACACCCTCGGACAGATGCTGTCATTGGGCGCGCAGTACATCGCCGAGCAGGACGAACCCGACGACACGAAGAACGTCGCGCCGATGGAAGACGCGCTCAGGATCATCGCCGACCTCGTCCCCGTCGAGGCCGCCGAAGCCGAACCGGTCGAACCTGCCGAAGAGTAGGTCCGACGGGCGGCGTACCCTTCCGGCGTGTTGTGGTTAGGAACCTGAGCGGCCGTGTCTGAGACGACGGGCCGCTCAGCGTTGTACAACTACGGGTAACGATGCGACTTCGGAGCATCCGCCCAGGCTCCACCTCGTCGGCTGAGTTGCCGAACGACAACACGCCGGCGGAGGCCGCACCAGGCACCGTCGGCCCGCCATCCGCCGTCCCCGGCGACCCGCACGGCCTCACCATCGAAGGCCAGGCCGGCGGCGGGCTGCCACCCCGCATCGTTCCGTCCGCGTGGTCTGGGTGGCCGGACGGGTGGGCGCCGCCGTACTGGGGCACCGACCTCGAAGGTCTCACCGACACGGCGTGGCTTTGTCTGGACCTGAACAGCTCGCTGTTGGCGACGATGCCGCCGTACCTCGTCGGCGCCGCGCCGTCGATCGACGCGTCCTGGACCGTCAACCCTGACCCGGACATTTACACCAGCTGGGAGGACTTCGCGAAACAGCTGTTTTGGGACTACCAGATGGGCGAAGCGTTCGTCCTACCCACCGCCCGGTACGCCACCGGCTACCCCGCCCGCTTCCATGTCGTCCCGCCGTGGATGGTCGCCGTCGACTACGGCGCCGGTGTCGGCGAACGCACCTACATGATGGGCGCGCTGGATGTCACCGACCAGATTCTCCACATCCGCTACAAAGCGACCGTTCACGACCTGCACGGCCATGGGCCGTTGGAGATCGGCGCCGCGCGGCTGGTTGCCGATCAGATGCTGACCGGCTACGCGCAGGGGTTCATCAGCTCGGGTGCGGTGCCGGTGTCGATCCTCAGCCACCCCGAAAAACTCACCGGCGCGCAAGCGACGAAACTTCAGACCGATTGGGTGGCCGCGAGACAGTCGGCGATGGGCGAACCCGCCGTCCTGTCCGGCGGCGTCACCCACGAATCAGCCGTCCGTCGCATCTCGCCGAAAGACATGGCGCTGATCGACCTGCAGCACCTGACCGAATCGCGGATCGCTGTGCTGCTCGGCGTTCCGCCGTACCTCGCCGGCCTACCCTCGGGCGCCGACCCGTCGCTGGTGTACACCAACGCGTCCGGGCTGTTCGACTACCACTGGCGGGCAGGGCTCAGGCCCAAAGCCCAGGCGGTCATGGCCGCGCTGTCCCAATGGGCGCTGCCCAGGGGCGCCGCGATCGAACTCAACCGCGACGCGTACGTCGAAGCCGACCCCTACCAGCGGGCGCAGACCTACCAGATTCTGTTCACGATCGGCGCCCTATCGATCGACGAAATCCGCGCGGCTGAACGGTTCCAAACAGCCGGTGCTGCCGGCCTGCCAACCCCGGAGGTGACCAGTGTCGAGTGAAACCGAAGAGTTCGACGCTGTCGCCGAAGAGCTCGTCGCCGGTCCAGCGTGGCAGCGCGCCGCCGAACTCGTCGACGTCAGCTACCCCGACCGGCTCGTGAAGCTGGTGGTGATCCCGTACAACACGCCGGCATCCGTTCAATGGCAGGGCAGGCCGGTCACGGAAACGATCGCCCGCGGCGCGTTCGACGGGATCGAACGCCGCGCCAACCGCGTCAGAGTGAACCGTGAGCACGAGCGACTCCAAACCATCGGGCGGGCTGTCGCGTTCCACCCCGCCGGCGACCAAGGCTTACTCGCCGACGTGAAGATCGCCAGGACCCCGCTCGGCGACGAAACGCTCGAGCTCGCCGCCGACGGCTGTCTCGACGCGTCCGCCGGGTTCCTGCCAATGAAAGGCGGGATGCGGTGGCAGAACCGCGACAGCTACCGGATCACCCGCGCCTGGCTTGAACACATCGCGATGACCGCCGAACCGGCGTACACCGACGCGAAAGTCCTCGAAGTTCGCTCCGCCGTCCCGGCCGCCGCCGCGTCCGCCACACCGAACCTGGACATGGCCCGCTCCTGGCTGCTGGAACGTCGGTTAGCATCCGGCGGGAACGCACCGCTGAACTACCAGCCGTAGAAGACCGCAGGGCGGGCCGGCTGACGCGGGGGACGCGGCGTCAAGAGAACACTGACGCTGAAAGGAACCCCCGTAATGGGAGCAACAGACGCGCTACTCGCCCGCCACCAGGCGGAAATCGAGGAACGCTCAAAGTTCATGGACAGCATCGTCGAGTCCGCCGAAACGGACAAACGCGACCTGACCGAACAGGAAATGACGCTACTGGCCCGCACCCGCGACCGGATCGCGTCGATCAACGAACAAGTCGGACCACTCCAATCCGCCGCAAAAATCGCCGCCGACTCCGCGAAACGAACGGTCGAAATCGCCCAGCAGTTCGCCGAAGCACGCGTCGAATCGCCCAAAGGATCAACCGAGTACCGCTCGGCCGGCGAGTACGTCGTCGACGTGTGGCGGGCCGGTCTCGGCGTCGAGGACGCCGCGACGCGCCTCGACGTGTTCAAACGCGCCGCATCCCACCAGACAACCCCGGACAACCCCGGCCTGCTGCCCGAAACGATCCTCGGGCCGGTCGTCAACTTCGTTGACCAAAGCCGACCGACCGTCACCGCCCTCGGACCCAGGCAGCTCCCCGGCGGTTCGTGGTCACGGCCGATGGTCACCGCGCACTCGAAGGCCGGCCCGCAGGGCGGCGAGAAAACCGAGCTCGTGTCGCAAAAGATGACGATCAGCAAGCTGCCGGTCACGCCGAACACGTACGGCGGCTACGTCAACGTGTCGAGGCAGGACGTTGACTGGACGCAACCGCAGATCATGGACATCGTCATCAACGACCTCGCGGCGCAGTACGCGATCGAAACGGAAACCGCGACCGTTCAAGACCTGCTCGGTGTCGCGATCGCCGGCCCGACACTCCCAACCGGGACGCCAACGGCGGACGAAGTTGCCGGCGCGTTCTGGGCAGCCGCCGGCAGCGTCTTCCAGGCCGTGTACGGCGCCGGACAAACAATCGCGATCGTCGGCACGGACATGCTGTCGCTACTCGGGCCGCTATTCCCGCCAATCAACCCGTTCAACGCCCAGTCCGCCGGCCTCACCGCGTCCGGGTTCGGAACCGGTGCCGTCGGTTCGATCTCCGGGATCCCCGTCTACGTCACGCTCGACATGACGGCCGACACGATGATCGTCATGTCGACCGCCGCCGCCGAGGTGTACGAAGACCGGATCGGCGCGCTGCAGGTCGTTGAACCGTCCGTCCTCGGGATTCAGGTTGCGTACGCCGGCTATTTCGCGAACCTGACGCTGCAGCCCGAAGCGATCATCAAGGTTGTGAAGACACCGTGAGCGGCCGGCAGTACGACGCGCCGAACCAGGAGGTGGTGAGACAGTCGACGCCGGAACCAGCGCCAGAACCGGAACCGACGCCGGAACCGGAACCCCAGCCCGCGCCGGAACCCGCTGAGACGCCACCTAAGCCCCACCACGGCCATTCGGCGGCGAAACACAAGGAGACCGCCGGCTGATGGCATACGCGACCGTAGACGACCTCGCAGCGGCTCTGAGGATCTCGGTCACGACGGCGAACCAGGCAAGCCTCCAAGCTTGCCTGGACGCCGCCGCCGTCGAGATCGACGCGTCGGTCGACGCCGACCCGACCACCCCGATCGACTCTGCGGACCCGCTCGCGAACCGCGTCAACATCCTCCGCGGCGTCGAGTGGTACAAAAGCAACGACGCGGCGTTCGGTGTCATCGGCACCGCGGACACCGGCGTCCTGACCGCCCCCAAATCCGGGTTCGCTCGCCACCAAGCGACGCTCATCCCGCTACAGCAAGGGTTCGGTGTCGCATGAGCGTCACCGCCGGCGTCATCAGCCTGGTCGATCTACGGGACGCCGTCGGCGTCGTACTCGCACCCCAGCTCGACACCGACCCCGCCGTACACGTCGACCCGGTCGACGCTCTCCACCCGCCTGCGCTCGTGTTCGTATGGGGCGAACCGTGGCTGGAACCCACCGTCGCGACCGTCCGGACGATGGGTCAGTGCGAATGGACCGCTCGCCTCGAAGTGATGTGCGTCGGCGGGCGCGTCGAACCGGGCGCCGGATACGCAATGGTTGAACAGCTCGTCGCGTACACCGTCGGCCGCATGGCCGCCGACAGCTACACCTGGCCGCTCAACAACATCGCATCGCCGCGCAGATACATCTTCGGCGGAGTCGACTACTTCGCAGCCCGCGTCATCTACCAAGTCCCCACAACCATCTAGGAGCAACACGATGGGCACTGCTACACCACCACCGGCGCCGCTGATCCTCACCGACGCCAGCCTCACCATCAACGGCGCCGAACTGGCGTGCGTAATGACACACATCGAACTGACGCCAACCACAAAAATCACGACGCTCGACACAATGTGCGGAACCCGCGAATACCCCGGCAGCGTCAGCTGGGTCCTGAACGCCACCCTGGTCCAGTCGTTCGACACGGGCGCGACCGAAGACACGCTATCTGGCGCCGTCACCGCATACCAGACCGACGGGACGCTCGCACCGTTCGTGGTAACCGGCTACAAATCGCGGCCGGCCGGCCCCGACAACCCGACATGGTCGGGAAACCTGATCCCGCAGGACTACCCGCCGATCAACGGCGACGCCGGCAACGCATCCGAAATTCAGATCGCGTGGTCGTGCGACGCGCCGCCCGTCAAAGCGGTCACCCTCGCCGCGACCTCAGGTTCAGGATCGGCGAAAGCAGCAGCGGCCTAAATGGCTGAAAGTAGCGACGGCGTCGCGATCATCGTTCGTGGCGTCCCCGAATTCATAGTCGGCTGCCAGGAACTCGGGGTCAACGTCAAAGAAGCCGTCGACGTCGCGTTCCGCAGGATCGCCGACCAGGCCGCCATCCTCGTCGCACCCAAAGTGCCGGTTGTCAGCGGCCGGTTGCAACGCAGCGTCGCCGCGAACGTCGACGACCAGGGCGGCCGGCCGAACGTCACGATGGGCGGCGAGTTGCCATACGCCGGCTGGGTCGAATACGGCGGCACCCGCGGCCGGCCGTACCTCCCCGAAGGCCGGTACGTGTACCCGACCGCGCACGCCGCCCGGTTCGAACTCAGACTCGCCGGCGAGATCGCGACCGAAGAACAGATAAGGACGATGGCATGGCCAACCCCGACCAAAACACTGTGACCGCACTGGTCCGACCGCTGCCGGCGGAGATCGCACCCGCGCAAAACCTCAGCCCCAACGAAATGCGGGCCGTCAAAGAGGCAACCGGCCGGTCGTTGACCGAACTGCTCGGCGGCGACCCGTCAGACCTCGACATGGCCCCCGACCGCCTGCAAGCGCTCATCTGGTGCGCGCTACGTCGCGCCGGGTGGCCGGACGTGACGTGGGACGAGGCGGGTGACGTTGTCGCCCAGACAGACGAGCCGGACCCTACGGCGACCGGCTGATGACAGAAGTGCTGCACTTCTGCCGGTTCTGGGGAATGAACCCGAGGCAGGTCGACGAGCTCCGCCCCGAAGAGTATGAGGCGATGATCCGGTACGCCGCCGACGTGCAACGTGAGGAACGCCGCCGGCAACGCGAAGCCGAACGAACCCTGAGGCGTTAGATGGCAAACCCCGAAGTCGTAGTCGACTTTGTCGCGAACACAACCAGGATGGTCAAAGGCGCCCAGACCGCCGGCGCCGAAGCCGAAGGGTTCGGCTCGAAGCTCAGAAGCCTCGGAAAGTTCGCCGCGTTCGCCGCCGGCGGCGCCGCCCTCGGCGCCCTCACCGAAGCCGTCAAAATCGGCATCGACCGATTCACCGAAGTCCAAAAAGAAACGGCGCAAACCAACGCCGTCCTCAAATCGACGGGTGACGCGGCGCACGTCACCGCTAAACAGGTCGCCGACCTCGCCGAAGCGATCCAGCACAAATCCGGGATCGACGAGGCCACCGTCCACTCCGGTGAAAACCTGCTGCTGACATTCCGGGGAATCCGCAACGAGGCCGGCAAAGGCAACGACATCTTCAACCAGACGACGCAGGTCATGGCCGACATGTCAGTCGCGCTCGGCGAAAACATGAACTCGGCGGCGATCCAGCTCGGCAAAGCGCTACAGGACCCGATCAAAGGCATCACCGCGCTGCACCGCGAAGGTGTCAGCTTCACCCAGGGTCAAAAAGACGCGATCAAAGCGATGGTCGACTCTGGGAACACGATGGGCGCCCAAAAAATCATTCTGCAGGAACTCAACAAAGAGTTCGGCGGATCAGCAGACGCGCTCGGGAAAACGCTGCCCGGTCAAATCGCGATCGCCAAAGCCGCGTTCAAAGACTGGGCCGGGACGCTCGTCGCGGACGTCATCCCGTACATCCAAGACATGATCTCCTGGCTGAAAGATCACTGGCCGGAAATCCAGTCGGCGATCAAAGACGCGTGGGCGACGATCTCCCCGGTGTTGAAGGCGCTGGCTGACGACGTCGCCGCCGTTGCCCAGGCCATCAAAGATCACTGGTCGACGATCGGCCCGATCGTAAACGACCTCGTCGCAACGATGCAGCTAGCGGGAAAGCTGATCGGTGACGTTCTGAAAGTCCTCGCGGACCTGCTACGGGGCGACTGGTCACAGGCGTGGAAGGACTTCGAAAGCGTCGTCTCAGACGTCCTGAACCTGCTCGTCAACCGTGTCAAATCGACGTTCGACATGATCAAAGCGATCGTCACCACAGCCTGGGACGCGATCAAAGCCGTCACCGGGCTGGTGTGGAACGGAATCAAAGCGCTGGTAACCGCCGCTCTGCACGCCCTTCAAGGCGTCGTCGACTCGATCGTCGGCGGCATCCGCACCCGGATCGAAGCCGCATGGAAAGCGATCGAAAAGGCAACGTCCGCCGTCTGGGGTGGCATCAGACGAACCGTCGGCGGTGTCCTGACAGCGATGGCGAACGCCGTGTCCGGCTCCGCGATCGTCCGCGCGATGGAACACGTCGTGTCATCAATCAAACGGCTGATGAACGGGTTGGCGACCTGGATGCGTCACGAAGGCGCGGCGGTGTTCCACGGGGCGCTAGGCGCAATCTCCAACGTTTTCTGGATCATCGTCCACGGCGCCGAAAACGCCGTCAACGGCGTCAAACACGCATTCGGAAGCGTCGTCGGGTGGCTTCGCGGACTGGTTCGCGACGTCACCGGCGTCGCAAAAGACGTCGCGCACGCAATCGCATGGCCGATCAACGAAGTCATCAAAGGATGGAACGGCCTGCACTTCCACATCCCGAAAATCACGCTGCCGCACATCAGCATCTTCGGCCACAAAATCGGCGGCGAAAGCTTCGGCGGATGGAACATCGGCTTTCCAAACCTGCCGCTCATCCCATTCCAACAGGGCGGCGTTGTCGACCGCCCCACCCTCGGACTGCTCGGCGAAGGCGGCCGCGAAATCGTCACACCCGAAACGCTGCTACGCGAAATCCTCGCCGAACAACGCCCCCAGGTTCGCGTGTTCATCGGCGACCAGGAGCTCAAAGGCATGATCCGCACCCAGGTCGTCGATGCGAGCACCGGCATCGCCCGGACGCTGCTCGCAAACGGGGCCGGCTGATATGCCGCTCACCGCCACGATCGAACCCGACGTCGTCAACGTTCGGCTGGACTACACCGTTCCCGCCGGCGGCACGACCGTGAACACCACCCGCGTCGGCCCGTCGAACACCCCGGCTGGGGTTCGCGGATGGGACCCCGGCACCGTCGTCCCGGGCGCGGTCATCATCCGCGACTTCGAAGCTCCGCTCGGCGTGCCGGTCACCTACACCGTCGAAACGCTCAACTCGGCCGGTGCTGTCATTGACACCGAAACCGTCGCCGTCACCGTCCCCGCCGGCGACTGCGACTACTGGCTATGCGACCTCGCCCGCGTCACGAACAGCATCAACGTCACCGTCGAATCGCTCCCCGAGCTCGACTACACACCGTTCAACACCGTCCATGACATCATCGCCCGCCGCGACCCGATCGTAACCAGCGACATCGCGCACACCCCCACATTCGACCTGTCCGTCATCACCGAAACGCTCGGCGAACGCGACCAAGCGAAATCGCTGCTCGGCAACGGCGTCCCGGTTCTACTGCGAACCGCTCCCGACGCTGGGATCGGCAACCTGTACTTCGCCGTCGTCAGCTACAACGAACAACGACTGTCAACCACCGGCACCGCAGCCGCCCGCCGGTTCGCCGTATCCGGCCGCCAAGTCGACCGGCCCGACCCGACCCTGTACGTCCCACTCGGCGTCGCGACCTACGCCCACGTCAAAACGACGTTCGCGACATACGCCGCCCTCAAAGCCGGCCGCGCGAACTACGACGCCGTCCTCTACGACTGGACGGGCAGCGCCCCGTCCGACGTCGTCCCATGGCCGCCGACCGACATCTAATGCAAACCGCCACCACCCAATTCTTCGAATCGCTCCGCTACTCGCACGTCATCGCATCGGCGTGCGAACTCATCTTCCCCGGCCAAACCGACAGCGACGCCGTATCCGTCCCCGTCGAAGACGGGGCGGTTACGATCGATCGCACCGCCCAAAACCGGCGGGTTGGCACCATCCAAATCCCCTGGTCGCTCGACCAAAGCGAAAACCTCGGAATTGACATTCGCACACTTCCACTCGGCGGCTACGCGCTCGTACACCGCGGCCTCAGGTACGCCGACGGGACCATCGAACTGATCCTGCTTGGCCGGATGCGCGTCGAATCCGTCACCTGGGACACCCTCGACGCGTCCGCGACACTCGAACTCGCCGACCGTGGCGCCCAGCTCGCTGACGAACCGTTCACCGCCCCGTACGCCGCCGTCGGCCAGCTCCCCGCCGACGCCGCATGCGGAATCGTCAACCAAGTATTCGGATCGGCGATCGCATACCTGCAGCCCTACCAGCCGCCAACACCGATGGGCGACGTCACATTCACCGGGCCGCGCACCGACGCGATCTCCACCCTCGAACAGTCCTACGCCGCCGAAACGTACTTCAACGCCAACGGCGACTTTGTGTTCGCCGCCAAACCGTCCGGCACCGACTCCGTCGTCTGGACCATCGACGCCAGCCAAACCGGTGTCATGGTCGACGCGACCGAAGCGCTCGACCGAACCGGCATCTACAACGGCGTGTTCGTCACCGGCAGCGGCGCCGCCGACGCCGTCCCCGTCACCGGCCTCGCGACCTACAACGACCCGACGTCGCCCGTCCGGTGGGGCGGCCCGTTCGGCAAAGTGTGCATGCTCGCCGACTCCACCACCGCCGCTACCGACGCCGACGCCGCCGCCACCGCCCAATCCCTGCTGAACCTGCAGCTAAAACAAACGCAACAGCTGACACTCACCACCGCGCCCAACCCCGCGCTAGAAGCCGGCGACACCATCCAAATCGACTACCCCGACGGCCGGTCAGAACAGCACCTAATCGACCAGGTCGTCACCAGCCTGCACACCGACCCTCAAAGCATCATCACCCGCACGCTGTTCGCGCCCACCATATCCGCCCCTGCCGCCCTGTACGCCGGCCGTGACGCGTGGCACGAGCTCGCCGACGCGAACCTGATCCCAGCATGAGTCAGGTACCCGCCACCCGCACGCTCGCCGCCGTTCTACGCCGCGCCCTGGACACCGACCCCGGCCTCAGGATGATCCTCGGCGCGTACGGAACCCCCAGCACCGACCGCCGCTACGCCACCGTAGAGCTCGCAGGCGCCACGTACACAATCCCGCAGCTGAACGGGATGGCGCCACCGCCCGCCGGCACCCCCGCCTACGTCGTCGCTGACAACACCCGAATGTGGGCGCTCGGCACTGTCACCAGCACCCCGGCCAGCGGCGGCGGCGGCACCGCAGGCCCAACCGGACCAACCGGCCCGACCGGACCAGCCGGCCCAACCGGGCAGGCAGGCCCCGCGGGCCCGCCGGGGGCAACGGGCACCGCGGGGCCCACCGGAACAACGGGACCGGCAGGCCCAACAGGTCCGACCGGCGCCGCCGGCCCATCCGGCGCATCCACATTCATATCCGGCACCGGCCCGCCGGCAGCCGGAACCGGCGTCGACGGCTCCATCTACCTCGACATCAGCACCGGCCGAATGTGGGGACCCAAAGCATCCGGCGCGTGGCCATCCGCCGCGTTCGGCCGGCTACTCCCGCTCACCCCCACATACGCGCAACTCAAAACCGGATAGGAACCCCGATGCCCACCACCCCAGTCCTAGCGCTACCGTACCCCGGCCCAACGGCGCCCGCCGACATCCCCGCCGACATCCAAGCGCTCGCGACCAGCGTCGACACGATGCTCGGCAGCACCGGCACCACCCTGCCCGCCAGCCCCATCAACGGACAAGAGTTCTACTACGTCGCCGACGCCACCAACGGCATCATCTGGCACCTCCGATACCGCGCCGCATCAGCATCAGCCCACAAATGGGAATTCATCGGCGGCGCCCCCCTTAGGGCGGCTATCGCGACCGATGAAGCGTTTCCAGAAGGTCTCTGGGCAGACGCCGTAACCGTCGGCCCCCAACTAACCGTCCCCCTCGCCGGCGACTATAACTATTTCATGGAGGCTGATCTTTACGTCAACGGCGCAGGTACAACCCTCGTCAATGCCGTGGTAGGAATCAACGTTGTCGGCACTATCCAAGATGGCGCCTATTCGATGGTGACGTCGGGCGGTCTAACCAGCACAACCGCTAGACACGGAGCGTTGATTGGCCGCGCGACGAGCGACCTAATCAAACTCCAATACAACATTCCGGCGGCCGCCGGTGGTAGCGCACACGTTCGCCTCCGCGAGCTGCAGCTAACACCCGTCCGCGTCGGCTAACCGTGGTCAAGGTGCTGCAACGTGACGCCGAGCACATCCGCGATCGCGACCCTCGTCGCGTACACCGGCAGCGACTCGCCGCGCTCCCACCGGCTGACCTGCGGCCCGTCAGTGCTCCCCGGCAGCTGCAACGCCAACTCCCGCTGACTGAGACCGGCGGCGGCCCGTAGCGCGGCGAGGCGAAGCCCAAACTCAACCTTGTAGGCGCCGTAAGCATCATCGGCCATGTCCAAGAGTTTGAACGCCAAGCACCCATTTGCCGATAGCGACAAAGTCCTAGGCACGCGTCCCCTAGGCGAGTTCTTTACATTTTCTTGCTCTGGCGTTTAGAATCGGCGCCGCGCCCGCCGAAGATAAGACGGGCAAGCGGACGGACCCGACGCCACCTCGGGAGCGCCACTCCGCCCCACCGAACGGTCCCGAGCACGTCACCGGAAGGGACCGCCCCATGCAACACCTCGTCGACAGCTTCGACACGCCCGCGTACGCCGTTCACGCCGACCCCGAGCTCACGATCGCCGCATGGAACAGCGCCGCCGAACAAACGTTCCGATGGGCTGTCGAAGAGGCCGTCGACGCGCCCGTCTACGAACGACTCGGCGGCGTCCCACCAGCTGCCCGCCGGCGGCGGATCGACAGCCTACGCCGCCGCGACTGGTGGACCGGCCGCACAACCCTCGCTGACCGCGATGGGATCCCGCTCGCGTTCCGCGGAATGTGCTGGTCCGTACTGCGCCAGGGCGCGAAATATTACGTCACGGTCCTCAAGTTTTTTCCGCAATTTGCGACAATTCCGCATAACGCCGCTTTACATGAAACGCGCGGCGATTCTTGGCAGCGGCCCCCGTTGGTGCAAGGGTCCAACCCAATGACCACCAACGACCCCATCACCCAAATGATCGGCGTCAACATCCGCCGCATCCGCCGCGACCAAAAAGTCTCCCAGGAAAAACTCGCGCTCATGCTCGGCAAACACCGCCAGCACGTATCCGCCTGGGAAAACGCCAGGATTCACCCCAACAGCGACAACCTCCAACGGATCGCCGACACGCTCAAAGTCCCCGTCGGCGAACTGTTCCGCCCGCTGAACGGCAAATGATCCTCGCCGTCGCCGCCGTCGCCACCATCGCCGCGCTCATCGCGGCGATCGAATGGCGCCGCAACCGCGTCGACAACCAAGAGCTCGCGAAACTCGCCGCCCGCGTCGACGAGCAAACCGCAGCCGCGAACAGCCGACCACACCTGCCGCACGTCGAGTCACGCTCGACGATCCACCCGCCCCACAACCCCGGATAGGGCCATGACCAGCACCGCCGGACCAAACGCCGCCACCGCGGCGACAGCCGAACACGCGCCCAACCGCCGCGACCCGTCCCGCCACCCCTACCACCAACCCCCGCCACCCCCACCCAAAAAGGCGAAGCCGTGACGATCACCCGCCGCAACTACGGCCGCGGCCACTCCTACCAAATCGACGGCACCAAAGCCGAAGGCGTCACCACCATCCTCGGCAAAGCACTAGCCAAACCCGCGCTCATCAACTGGGCCGGCGACACCACCGCCGCCTACGCCATCGACCACTGGGACGAGCTCGACGAACTCACCCCCAGCAAACGCCTCGACCGGCTCAAAAAAGGCCGGTACGAAGACCGCGACGCAGCCGCCAAACGCGGCACCGAAGTCCACACCCTCGCCGAACGCGCCATCAGCGGCGAAGACGTCGCCGACATCACCCCCGACGAACTCCGCGGCCACGTCGAGTCATACATCGCGTTCCTCGACGCCTTCAACGTCCAACCCATCCTCGTCGAAACCGTCGTCGCCAACCGAACCCTCATGTACTGCGGAACCCTCGACATCGTCGCCGACATCGGCCCCGACCGATGGCTCCTCGACATCAAAACCAGCCGCTCCGGAATCTTCGGCGACACCGCCCTCCAACTCTGCGCCTACCAACACGCAGAGGTTTACGTCGACGGAAAAACCGAACGCGACATGACCGCGCTCCAAATCACCCAGGCCGGCGCCGTACACATCCGCGCCGACGGCTACGACCTCTACCCCGTCACCACCGACGACGCTGTCTGGCTCGCCTGGCGTCACCTCCTCTGGATCACCCGCCACGCCAGCGAAGACCAACAACGCGAATGGGTCGGAGAAACGATCGCACCGCCAACCACCAGGGCGGCCGCGGCATGAGCGTCACCACCTGCACAAACCACTGCTCGCAGTGCGGCCGGCACTTCCACTCGCTCGCAGCGTTCGACACCCACCACCAGCGCGACGACACCGGCTGGCCGGTCTGCCTCGACCCGGTCGACCTCGTCGACCGTGACGGCCGCGAACGGCTGGTCGCACTGACCGAACACGGCGAATGTCGCATGTACGCCGACGCCCAACGGGACGTCACGATCTGGACCACGGCGCAGAGCGCGGAGAAGATCGCCCAGTGGCGAGGAAATGCCGTCGAGACGCGGGAGCAAGCTGAGAGACCGCCTCAGACACGAAAGGCGACCCGATGACCGTCACCGTGTCCGAACCCGCGGACCCCGGCCCCATCGCCCTCGAGCGCTGGGCCCAATCGTTCCTCACCCTCGCCGAAGTATCCGGCGACATGGCCCGCACCGCGTTCGTCCCCGCGTCCCTCCGCGTCTACCGCAACAACGGCAGCGACTACGACCCGGCCGCAACCGCCGCGCAAGTCACCGCCGCGATCCTCACCGGCCGCGAACTCGGCCTCGAACCCATGGCCGCCCTCCGCTCCATCCACGTCATCAACAGCACGCCCGCCCTCTCCGCCCTCGCGCTCCGCGCGATCGTCCTCGCCGCCGGCCACCGCATCTGGATCGAAGACGCCACCAACACCCGCGCGATCGTCGCCGGCATCCGCAGCGGCGACACCCACGAACAACGCGTCACCTGGACCCTCGACGACGCCAAAGCCCGCGGTCTCGCCGGCCGCCCAAACTGGCGAACCCAACCCCGAAACATGCTGATCGCACGCGCCACCGCGGAGGTTGCCCGCCTCGTCGCCGCCGACGCCATCCTCGGCGTCCCATACGTCCTCGAAGAACTCGAAGACGGCGACGTCGAACCAACCCCCCTGCCGGCCGTCGAGACGCCCGCTAACACCAAACCCCTACGACGCCGCACCCGACCCGCCCGCGCGATCGCCGCCCCCTCAGAACCCGCCACAGAACCCCCCGCGGCCTCGGACGAACCGCCGCTCGACGAACCCGAACCCATCCGCCCAACCGACCGGCAGAGAGCGAAACTGTTCGCGCTCCTCAAAGACCGCGGCCTCGACCAAAAAGACGCCCGCCTCCGGTTCGTGAACACCCAGCTCGAACGCGAAATCCAGTCGTACAACGACCTCACCCCGGACGAAATCTCCCAGCTGATCGCGACGCTCGAAAACTGGCGGCTAGCAGACCCACCGGCGGACAACCTCCTCGACGCCGACCCCGGCCCGGAACGGTAACGCCGATGACATGGGTCAAGCTCAGCGACGACTGGTACGAAAACGGCAAGTTCCAGGCGGTTTCCTGCCTCGCCGAACTGCTCTACATCCGCTGCCTGACATGGAGCGCCCGCAACCTCACCGACGGGTTCGTCCCCGCGACCACCGTCGGCCGACTCGCCCCCGAACACATGGGCGACCCAATGACCCAAGGACACCTCGACGACGTCCGCTACGCGATGGGACACCTCGCCGGCGAACTGGTCGGCGTCGGCCTCTGGGAGGAACACAACGGCGGCTATGCAATCCACGACTTTCTCAAGTTCCAACGCTCAAAAGAGCAGGTCTTCGAAGACCGCCGGAAGGACGCGGCACGCAAACGAACAGCCGACACCGGACAGTCGAAATGAGGAGTCCGCCCGGATTCCAAACCGGAGGACGCCCGGATTCCAAGGTGCCCCGTACCCGTACCCCCTTTAAAACCACCACCACCACCAACGTCTTAAACAGACGTCGCGCGAGGCTAGCCGGACGACGCCGCCAGGTGGTGGGGGTGGTGGATTTGGAATGGGAAACGGCATGAACGGCCAACCCACCGAACTCGACGCCCTCAACGCCCTCCGCGAACGAGGCGTCAACGCCGCCGAAGACCTACTCGAACTCGCAACCCCCGACCAAATCCTCGCAACCTGCAAACGCTGGGACGCCCAACACCACGTCAACCCCGGCCTACTCGTCCACTGGCTCCGCACCGGCCAAATCGCCATCCCAACCCCAGACCCCATCGACCAGATGCACGCCCAATTCGACGACTACGCCCGCCACCTCCTCACCGGCACCGCCATCAAAAGCCCCCACTACCGAACCGTCCCCATCCCCGACCCGCCGCCAAACGCTCACATCTGGGACCGACTCCGAACAGAAGACTGCCCCGGAACCGTCCGCATCACCGGCGCCAACTACCCGTTCATCCTCGCCGAGTGCGACAGCTGCCGCTACGACTGCGCCACCCCCGTCAACGCCCTCCACACCATCGAAACCACCTAATGCCCGTCGACACCACCTACGCCAACGAAATCCGACTCGCCCACGCCGCGACATGCGCCCAAATCCGCAACGCCGGCGCCAGCGGCCCCAGCCTCGCCGCCATCACCATCGAACGCGGCGACAGCTCAATGCGACTCGCGAAACTCCTCCGCGCCGTCCCCGGCGTCGGCAACCGCTACGTCTGGGTCATCCTCGCCCGCGCCGGCATCCCAACAGACGAACGCGTCAACTCCCCCCGGCTCACCCGCCGGCAACGCACCGCGATCGCCGACCAGCTCCGCACCGGCAACTGGCGCAAAAAACGACGCCAATGACCGCCACCGAACGCCGCAAAGGCGCCGTCGCCGAACGCGAAATCCTCACCATCCTCCACGCCGCCGGCTGGCCCCACGCCCACCGCACCAGCGACGGCCGCAACCAAACCGGCCGCGGCGACATCCTCCACGGCCCACCCGGCACCCACATCGAAATCAAACGCCAAGAACGACTCAACGTCCCCAAAGCCCTAAGCCAAGCCATCAACGACGCCCACGAACTCGACATCCCAATCGTCATCCACCGCCCCAGCCGACACCAGTGGATGGCAACACTCCCGCTCGACGACCTACTCGACCTACTCGCCCTCCGCGAAATATGACCCTACTCGCAACCATCCTCGCGACCATCGCCGCACACCCACCCGACCACCCCGCCCCAATGCGCACCGCCATCGCATCCTGGTACGCCGAACACGGCCCCGGCGCATGCAACCTCGGACCCGACGTCCAAACCGGCTACCGATTCGCGTCGCTGATCCTCCGCTGCGGAACCCGAATCCGCATCTGCCGCAACCACCACTGCGTCACCGCCACCATGGCCGACCACGGCCCCTACATCACCGGCCGAACATTCGACCTCAACTACCAGCTATCCGACGCGCTCAACTGCCCCGGCATCTGCACCGTCCGATGGCGAATCGCCTAATGATCCGCCGACTACTCCGCGCCCGCGACGTCGCCGACGAGCTCGGCCTCACCACCGAAACCATCCTCGCATGGGTCCGAAACGGCCAACTCCCCGCCTTCAAACTCCCCAACGGCGCCATCCGCTTCAACCAAGACGACCTCGACGCGTGGCTGGCAGAACGGGCGACGTCAAAACGGAGAGATGTCACCCAAACCGCCGACGCCGCCCGCCAACCCACACTATCGTCTGTCTCGTCACCCAAACCCCAAAACGGAGACAGACATGCCTAGACCCACCC